TGAAAGCGGCATGACCGTCAAGGAATTCCGTGCTACTAAACGCGTTAGTCCGGGTCATCTGGTTGCCGCTTTGCGCGATAGGCTCGGCTACACTATCCCCCGTACTAGAACTATCGCCGCCGCTCACGCCGACACAATCGGAATTTCCGCCGCGTACAAATCCGGCGAAAGCGTCCACTCCCTCTCTAAGCGATATGGCGTCGGACGGGAGTGTATCGCCTCTATCCTTAAACTGGCTGGCGTCGTCTTGCGCGATGGAAATAGTGCTGCGCGCATTCGTATGTCTAAACTCTCGGTTGTCGAACGGCAAGGAATAACTAAACGTGCTAGAGCTACTAAACTCGATAATCTGGGGGATAGGGCGCGAAGTAAACGCGTTGACCACTATATCGGACAAGGTGAAAGCGAGCTTTTCGATCTGCTGTACGTTAATGGACGTTTTCCAATTCGGCAATTTGTTACTGATCCGTATTATGTCGACCTGCTCGTCGGGTATGTCGCCGTTGAAGTTAAATTCAGACGGCGCGGAGACTGTAACGACTTCGGAGGCGCTCAAAGAATCAAAAAGCTGATCGAAGGTGGTATGGTCGTTTGTGGTTTCTTGATTAATGATCCCAGAGTTATTGCCTTTGCAAGAAACGAGATAATCACCCTCTTGGATTTCATTGGCCGGCAGCCACCCACGCAAGGTGAGTATTGGGTGATTAGGTGTACATTCGATAAGCTCGCAGCCTTGCAACTGGATATTAACGAGATCGCCGACGTACCAGTATCGCCACAAGTTACGACATCCATTAGTAAGCGATACTTTAGTTAATCCCGTAAAACAATTTACCGGTATGCTCGGTAACCCTTGATCAGCCGGATTAGTCACTCCTGCCGCTATCTGCTCATTAATTATATTCTCAAAACTGAATGTCTTGCCACTAATCTGCAAGTGCGAGTCGCGCGGGTGCGCGCCCCCCTGCGAATGTAACCACCGAAATTGTTTAACCCCTACGGCTTGTAGGCGTTGTTTATTAATCATGTTGTATGCTTTGCGCGTCTGATCGCCTGCGATATTCCGCGCCTTACGTTCTGTTACGCCACCGATCTTTTGGATCGCGGGGATGAGGTCTTGCAGGCCGTTACCCGTGGTTATCGATCGCATGACCGCACCGTTAATATCCTTAAAATATAGCTCGGGAATCGATTTAATATAACCGACGTTCTCTGCGATCGTTGCGGACGTTACCGCTGCCATTCCTTCCGGTACGATTGACGTATTAAGAGATAGTTTCCCGGTGAGCTTGCCTAGACTTGTGCTCAATTGCCGGGCGCTTGTGTCGTCCACATCATCGACCATACGCTCTACCAGTTTGGTTGATGCGAGGCTAAACAAATCGGTAAAACGGTCGTATAGTTTAGCGATAGATTGTTTCGCTTTCGGGGTCAGGTTCAGTGCTGCGTCAGTGGCCGACTTGATATCTATAGACGTCATGTCCATCTTGGTATCTATAGATATCAAGTCCATGGCTTCGGCTTCCGCTTGTTGTGTCATAAATGCTTCGCCCGTCCGAGATTCAAATACGCGTACCAGTTCACGGGTGGTGGCGCGTTTCATTTCTCGAACGAGTGCAAGCAATGCTCGTTGATACCGTAACATCGCGGATGCGTTGTGATTAAGTGGTGTTCCCACAAGCGTCACTTTACGTTTTTCCGCCCACTCTTGTTTACGAGGCGTTAGTTTTATTCGTTTTCGCATCGGTCGGCCTTGTGTTCCATGCTTCTATTGCTGCTGCTAAATGGTCGACGGGTTGACGGTAAAATACTTTTTTTACGATACACTCCTCGTCGGAACAACCCAGATCAAACCATTCGCCGTGGTGATCCATGTCTTCGATCAGTTCCGCTCGTTTACCACAAAACGGGCAACTTTTAAGCCGTTTACGCATTAATGTGTCCTTTCGTTAATAACTTCCTACCACACTATCTCGATCCAATCCTCGGCTAGGATATCCTCGTTACTCGGAGTCCATACGCCACATGTCCCATCGACCAGTTTTATATCGATATGCGGCCTATAGTTGATCACGGTGCCTTGTGCGTACATCGCATTGAGCGGCGGACGATTCACGGTGAATTTAGAGCCCATGACGAGATACACTACCTCGTCTGGTTTACTTAATCTTGCGTACTTCCCGCCTTTTCTAATGCCTTCTAACGCTACGCTAAAATCTGTCATTACCTTATGCCCCCTCTTGTTCGCTTTGTTCCGGTATTGGTGCGTCGTCTTCGATCCCGCTATATCCGGATTCGGGATCAGTGATCACGCGGTTCCTTGCGTCCTGTCCGTCGATTGCGCCAATGTTCGATAGTACTTGATCTGTTTCGGCCTTCATCTTGTTTAATTCGGCTAATTCTTTTGCGGTCATCGCGTCAAGTGAATTCCACGAAACCGTCACTTCGAACGGGTTACCGGGTGATATCTCACTACGTATCAGCATCATGTGATGGCGGTTAAGTAACGTCGTTAAATCGTGGCGCTGAATAGATTCCAGTTCTTCGTGGTAACTCGCTTCCTCATATTCGCCAGTGCTGTTGAACCCCTTCGGTTGTGTCCCCAATAACTTAACGGCTGGTACGTTCGCGGCCGCTGCGACAAGCTGATATTGCGTCATGATCACTTCGTCAAGATCGGCTAGGGATGTGTCAAACTGTTCCATCTTTTCCGATTCGCTATCAATCATTTTAATTCCGTAATTGTCACGACGGAATATCCATTCTGCCGCCCGTTCGTCAAATCCCTCTTGACTAGCTACGGCCTGTGCGAGGTCAGTACTGATCACGTCCGTACGCTTGGTGAGTGCCAACATAGGCGCCTCGTTCGCGATCTTCTCGGCCGCGAATACGCGCTCGCAAATCTTCTGCGGGATCGGGATACCACCGTAAATATACGACGGTTTTAAAATATCAGGGACTTCCTCGGTACGAAATATCACGAGGTGCGAACGGTGTACCCGATATTGTCCGATACGCCACCAAGTCGGCTCGTAGAAATCGATCGAACCGGGTGATCCGGCCGCTTCGTTATCGAGCTCGGGGGTGGTCCAATAGGGGTCGATCTGTGAAATACCTACGTAGCTACCGGGTGTTATACCGTCTGGGTTAAACGGGTTTTTGTAGTAGTCGATCGGGTTATCCACTTTTACCATGAACATGGCGATGCGAATGCCGAACACGCGCCCCATGTGGATGAATTCGATCATGTTAAGATTGATTTTATACGCATCGTCTAGCTTTCGAATCGCATCGAGCATATCGGGATTAACGTCGCTCCCGTCGTTAACGGTAACTTCGTAGCCGTTTCGAACTGCATCGCGTGCCGGCATTAGACAACACTTTGACACTAACCACTGTTGTGACAATACCGCGCATAACTGATATCCGATAAACGTTTGCTGGGCGTACCATAACATTTGCGCTTGCGGGATAGCGTTTTGCGGGTAAAACGCCGATTTAATCGGGTTAAACGCTCCGTCCATCGCCATGCCCGGCCTGATAGCGGCTTTCAGGGGCTTCATGCCGCTATCAATCATCGCTTGCATGAGCTCGTCGGCTTTATGCTGTTGGCCTTTAAAATCTATTTCGTCAGTCGTGAAACGTCTGCGTAAATGTTCCACAGGGGTGGCTACTACGGGTGCGGCTGTTGGTTTATTGAATATTCGCTTCATCCATTCGATCATTTTGACCATGCCCCTCTTGTCTGTTTGATTGGTGCGAATACTATTTTAATCGCATCGGCCTTATTTGGCGACTTCGCGCCGTTGGGCGCTTTATCAACTAACATCTTACCCGTTGTAGTGTTTTCGATAATCACAGGTTGTCCGAGCTCTGCGATTAATTTACCTAAACCGTCTAGCGTGGAGGGGAGCGAAATGATTTCTTGCGGCGGAACGTCGATGCCCTTCACGACTGCACGATAAGTGTACATGAAGCGGCGACGTAGCGCGAACCATGATTGTGAGTTGTAATTTTCATAATAGTCTTCGTTCGTGCGGCCTTTCTCCCCGTCCTTAAACTCACCATCTAACCGAAACGGATTGTGCAAGGGGTTAGTCACACTGCCTGAACCATGAAACGGGTTAAACTTGATCGTATGGACACCCCGTCCCTTCCGTATAGTGTTTATGTGTCGTGCATCGCCTCGGACTCCGGCACCCAATCCGTCCGCGTCATAATCCACATCGTGATAGCCCAGCACATCGCACATGCGAAAAACACGCTCCGTACTTTCGAGAAGATCACCATCTTTGCCGCTCCATTCTTCTAAATACTCCACCACAACGCCCAGACGTCCTGCGAGTGCGTTTTTATCTTTGCCTTCGTCTGCCACATCATACGCGGCCTTACGCGCCCCGGTGGGGGTGATACCTAGCTTTACGTGGGCATCGATGGCCGCCTGAATCCACATCGCTGGGATTAAAACGCCTTCCTGTGATGCATTATAGTCGAGGTCTATTTCTTGAGCAATTACAACGGGGTCGTCAATGTCGAAACATTTCTTTTCGTACCACGCTTGATCCTTGCGCGGATCGTCCCGCCAGTGAAATGTGAACACATCGATACGACCGCCGTGGCGCTTACGCGCGAAAGGGTTGTTCATGCCGTGCGGTGTGCTTATGTCCTGCCTGCAGTTCGTTGTTTCGGCGAGCGACGCCTCTACGAGTTCTGGACGTGGTAGCCAAGCGGCTTCGTCAACGAAGTAGAAAGCTGCACGCGCACCACGGCCGATATTGTCGCCCGCCTCCCCTGTGATTATCGATTGAGTGTCTGGGAATTCGATACGCATGTACGGCGAATGCTTACGCTCGTCCCATGTTCCGCGAAACTCTGCGGGGAGATTCGAGACGTATTTTCGCGCCTTCCAAAATAACGATTTCGGGTCGCCGCGGTGATCGACGTATTCCTCTTTGCGCGAACCAACGCCCACCTCGACGCCATCATATAGCGCACAAATTGACGAAGCGACGGCCATTGTTAGCCACGACATACCCATCTCGCGTGATTTATCTGTTAAGCCCGGACGATTCTCGCGCCAGCACTTCAGGAAAAACTCGATCCATTCGCGCTGCTTAGGAAACAAAATAAACGGCATGAGCGACGGGAGCCCGCGCGCAACGTTACGGGGATCGTAAGTCGTTCCCCAATCGTCGATAAAATCAGCGATGTGCGTTTTATAGTAGGTGCGCAGGAGTGGTACACAATCGGGATCTGCCCGAATCCGTCGCAGTGTTTCCGCACGGTGGTGAAATACTGCGACATAATCCGGATGCTTCCAATCAAACGCAAATGGAAGCGGCATGCATTACGACTTAGCGGGTGGTGGGGTTAACTCGGCGATCTTCGCATTTGCATCAGTTAGCTGTTTCTCCATCTGCGCTAAACGACCATTCAACGCTTGCAACTGGTTATTGCCCATGTTGATTTGCGATTGCAATTCGACGGCTTTCGCGGTCGCTTCTTGCAATGCCTGTGTGTACGCCTGAATACGTGCGCCTTGCTGAGTTAACGCGGCACCCATCTGTTGTATCTGGCTATCTTTCGGATCGATTGGAGCGGTCATGACATGTCGTCCTGTGTTGGTTACGAGGCCGTCACTATACTACAGTGCGGCCGCGTTTTTCAATGCCCTAAGTGTTAATGGTCATGTAGGGGCATGCAACCGCCGTGGAATTAGTGATCGGGAAAATGACGGAAGTCGCCCACGATGTTGCACCCGACGATAAGAAATCTCCCGAAAATTGAGCGGTGCTCAAGGACTGCGGATCAATTGTCAGGGGCTGCATTGAAGCATTCCCCGTCACTGCAGCGGAACCGCTACAAGCTGCCCATAAATACGTACCCGCCGCAACGGTATACCCTAAAGGAGTACTGTTGTGATTCACACCACCCCCGAGCGATGAGATACGCTCACTTGCCAATAGTGTAAGCGTTGGCGATCCTCCTGCGCTATTGGGCGCTTGTGAGGAAGAGCATAACCCCACGTCGATGCTTCCTCCCGACCACGATGCGCCGGACGCACAATTAAACGTTACATAATTAATCGTAACACTCTGTGCCACATACCCGATGTACGTAAAATATATGTGATTCTTCGTTATCGTATTCGATGCGTTGATCGCTGGCGTTGCGACTGGATAGAAATACGTCGCTAAATAATTCGGATCAATCACGGGCGTGGGTGCACCCGCGACGCCTTGCGGGTTAATGAGCTCAACATTGTTGTTAGCTAATGAGTATAGGCATATGGCGTTTTTACCCGCGACTATATCGCCCACCGCAACTGCGCCGCCTGCCTTAACAATTGTTACGGTCGATAAGGAAT